TTCTTCTTGGGTAATTCTTCCTCTAGATCCACCAAATGCTCCAGCTGATACAGCTTGATCTCTAAGGCCTATGTCAGCTTGAGCTGACTGTCTGCCTATATCCTGTAATGTTTGCTGAACAACTTGATCTTCATATGGGTTAAAGAAACTTTGTGCCATAGATGGGTCGTACATTCCTGTAGTGCCCATGGCTGTTTCTTCAGCTCTAGCTAATGCACCAAGGCCACCAGTAACTGCTTCACGAGCGCCCGGCAAATATCCAAAAGCTTCGTCTAAACCTCTTTCTTGTCTGCCAAAAAGTCGACCAGCTTCTGTAAGATAGGGTTGGTATTCACCAAGTCTACCTGCTTGTTGTCGAGCTTGAATTTGTAATGGAGTAAGGCCAGCAGTTTGCTCAATGGGAATATCTCTAGGTCTTGATATAAGACCTTCGTATTCGCCAGGTGCGCCAAAATAAGATGATAATAATCTTCTTGAATAATCTTCTACATATGGTTGAACAAAAGAATAACCTGTTTGAGGCGCAGTAATAACTTGAGCTTCTGGACCTTGTTTTGTTTTACTGTTGAAACACATCTTTTATTTATTCCCTATAATACATACCACCTATTTGGTGAAAGCCTTTTTTGTCAAAAAGTTTCTTAGCTCTTTCTACACCTTCTAGGTTAAAAATGCCAAGAATCAAAGGCTTGTCTTGCTCTTTAGCATATTCTATTACTGCATCTATTAAAAGATGTGACGGTGGTATTTTATCTTTTAAGTTCCTGTATTCAGGCAAAACATAAAACCAACCATCTCTAACGTATTGTTCTGCTGACCACCAATAATCATCTGGTCCTGCAGCAATACTACCAATGATTGTATCACCATCTAGTACATTATACACAATACCCTCAAACAAGAAATGATTTATGTGAGAGGATGCTCTGCCCCATTCAATGGGTGGAGATCCTTCGCCTGAGAGAGAATGTTCTGCCCAAAAGTGTTCTGCTAAAAAATCAGCTATACGCTTACCATTTTCTGGTGTAGGTTCTACCTTTTCTAAGGTTAGATTCATACAAGTTGTTTAGCTATTTGTTCTCCAAACTTTTGCATCTTGTACATTTCACGAGCGCCTAGTAATCTTTGCTCGTATTCATCTTGTGGATCTGCACCAGCCGCTATACCCATGCCTCTTACTGCTGCTGAGTTAGTTACAAACTCGCCATCACTTAACATGGCAGGGATTTGATCGCCTCGTTCTCCACCGGGGCCAGTGACGAGCTGATCTCTTTCTACAAAAGTACCGTCTTTAGCATACAACTGACTGGCTATACGTCTAGGTTCCAAGTCATCTATAAAAGTAGCTTCTCTCGGAGGTGCTACGAGTGGTGAAAAAGGCACACCTTTAGCTTGTGCATAAATTTTAGACACTTCACTAGGATAGAATCTATAAGCTGCTGGTGTTTTGTCTTGAGCATCAATTGATATTTCTTGCCCGGGCTGTGTCCCTTGGTAACCCATTGATCTAGCGTAAGATCCTATACCCTCTGAAGGTGCGCCATAAGCTCTAGCAAGAGCAGTAGCCATATCTTCTTCTGTGGCTTCACTTGTATCTATGCCTAAAATATTTTCCAAATAATCATTAATATCAAAGTTTCTAAAATCATAATCAGCTATACCTCCTCTAGCTAATTTTATAACTTGAGGAGCTCTAAAAGCTGGTGAACTAATCGTTTGACCTTTAGTTAACATTTTATTTTTTGGAGAATCTGAAAGTCCAGCTAAATTTTCCATAAATGATGGTTCACCCATGGTAGCAATTTCCTCACCTATTTCACTTGGTGACTTTCCATCGATATCAATAGCCACTCCGCCATCTTTTTCAAAATCATAAAATAGGTCATCATCTTCGTTTGAAGAATTAAAGTTATTCAAATCTTCTTCTGCTTCATCTTGAGCGTCTTTGTTAAATATATCTAATATCCCCTCTAATATTCCTTTGTTTTCATCTTCCATAGACTTCATCAATGAAATCATTCCAAATTGATTCATACCATCTGCGAGTTTTGGTATTTCTTTTTTGTTTATTCTGTCAAACTCTGGCCTTCTATATTTTCTAGCTGATTCAAGAACAGCATCTCTGCCCTCTCTTTCCATAAACCCTTCTAATATATTTTGTTCTGCCATAACTTGATATGGTCTGTCTTCCATTATATTTAAAGGATTTCCATATTTATCAAGACCACGTCTATTGCCTTCCATTCCTCTGTCATAAAAAGGATAACTGAGCAAAGTATCTCTGTATAAATCTCTTTCAAGCTCATCAGATGAACTCTCAAGAGCATCAGCCATAATTTTTATTTTAACTGCCTCAAGATCATTGATCTCTTTATTTAACATTGATGCTAAATCTTTGTCGTTATTTCTAACAGCCATTTCGTATTGAGTCATTAGATTTCTAATCTGAGTCTCAACACCAAAAGCTTTCTGCTCTGGGTCAGCGTTTAGAAAATCTGCTATTCCGTTATTTTTATCTTGCATTTTCTTTTTGTTTTTTTAGTTCTCGTTCTTGCATTAATATTTTTAATTCATGCCAACGATAAAATCGCTGATTCACATCATCCCAGAACCAGCCTTTATAATCGTATAGTCCTTCCATGTGGTTAATTTATCATAAAGTTAAGGTGATATCACCATTTGTTTGAATACTAATAACTCCTAATTGTGCATTGGCCTGGTAGCCATGAGGGCTAACAGGAGTATGTAGTTGTAACCACGCGTTGCCAGTGTAAACCTGTAGTACGCCAATAGATGTATTCCATATCACATCGCCAGCGTTAAAAGCAAGCGTGCTTATCTGAGCGTCATTAAACTGTGGTGTCGAATTTGGGTCAAACTTTCCTAAGTTAATCTCTAGTATTCTAACTAGCCGATTGAATGTGTTCGCATCAACCTCAGTTAATGCTAATGGTAACCTACTATCAAGAAGTTTTGCCATTATCTTCTGCCATCAGTTCTAATATCGAATCTATTAGCTCCTAGTCTCCACTTAAATCCAGTGCGTACTCCTACATCTGCATCATCATCTGACTGCACTCTAAATACCATTTGCCTTGCTCTTGCTCTTACAAAGTTTTGATCAGTTGTGCTTGTAACATTGTTTGTAGAATTTACTGTTAAACTTTCTCCGGGATAGTTTCTTGTTTTTAAAACATAATTTATTTGGCCGCTTGTGGGAGTGGATCCAAAAAATTTAACGTCAGGAATAATTCTACTTATAAAACCAAATTGGTTACCTTCGTCAATATCGATATCACCGGATTCAATAAAGACATTGTCCATCGGAGAACCGTCTGCATCTGAGCCATCTTCTTGATTATATAAAATGCTATTGTTTTCGGAACCATGTGTTGCCAACGGATTATTAAATATTCCTTCATCTAACCAAGCTGTTCTTGATAGCTCTCCTATACTCCAAACATTTTCTAAATAATTATAAGTAACATATCTATCTATATCATTACTGCTTCCAGAACAATAGAACCATCCTATCTCATTAAATTCTTTATTGCTAAAACTAAATATTTTAAATGACTGTGTTGTATTTAAATCATCTAAAACATAGTTAAGTACACTACAGCTAACTCTTTGAACAGATCCTGTGTATTTATAAAATCCATCTCTAGCCATCCAGTAAATTCCATCAGGTGCATTAATAGCTCCATTAGGAGATATCATGCCAACATTTTCATTAATTAGGTTAACGCCAAATGTAAAAGGAGCACCAATAAACTGCATCGAATATAAAGATGTATCAGTCCAAATAAGTATTTCTTGTCTTGCTCTTAGGCCGCCAACTATTTGAGATCCAGAAGATAGTCTTATATCTCCTGCTGTATTGGTGGCTGTTGGCTCCCAATCTGTAACACTTTCTTGACTACTAAAAGCTATCAGCAAAGGATCTACACTTCCTGTTCTTGCGCTGCCAACAATCGGATCTGCACCTAAAACAATAACATGTCTGTCAATATCACTAACAATCGTTTGAAGGCCAACAGTTGGAGCAAGATTAGATCCTGACAATGATGTAATATCTACCGCTCTATTTGCTACACCACTTGATGTATCCCAGTAATAAATACCACCAGCTCTTGGATTCATAACTAAATCTTCACCAAATGCATCGTGTGACCACAGCCTTAATTGGTTAGCAAAATTAGCAGCTGCTGCAGATCCCCATGTGCCACTGCCCCATCCGTTAACACCCCAACCTGTAGATGGAACGTAAACGTTTAAACCTGTATTTATTTGATAAGCACCTACTGTAGAACTTCCACCATTCCCGGTATCACTTGCATTTGCAGTCACAATAGATCCATCAGTATCTTTAGCTTCTATTGTATAAGAGTCAGCATCTATTATGGTTGCTATTTGATATTCTTGATTAAGAACTGTAGCAGTAATATTGCCACCAAGAGATACTGCGCCTGAATATGTTACAAAGTCATTAGCTACAGCTCCATGTGCAGTATCACTAACAGTGATAGTAGCATCTCCATCAACAGCTGAAAAAGTTACATCGCCAGCAGCAGTCGTAGATCTTATTGGAGTAATGTCATCAAAGTTAGAGCCCTCTTTGACATAATATTTTAAATTGGTTCCTAGGCCTAAGAATTTAGTTGATGATAAAGATACCCAAGCAAGTAACGCTCGACAAGCTCCCAAGAAAGTATTTGAAGTATTTTTGGTCCAACCACCTATTTTTTCTGGCAACCCTTTTCTGAATCGAACAAGGTTACCATCTGCCCAACCGCCTTTGTCCATAAGGTCTGTCATCTCTTTGTTGATGCCGGGTTGAAATGTAAGTTTTGTTAAAGGCATATTCTATTAATCTGTTTTACCTAAAGGACTTAGCTCTGGTGTTTTGTTTATTTTTAACAAAGCTTGAAGCAAAGAATCCTTTGAATCTATTTTATTTAAAGTTTTAATGCTTTTAGATACTTCAGTTAAGTTTTTTGTACCATCATACACATCAAAAAACACTTTATTAATTGGCAAAGCAACAAAACAAAACATGTCGATTTGACCATTTCCATATCTTACCATTTTATTTTGGCGAATGTTATTAGCAGTTCTTTTACTTGTACGCAACTCCCAACGATAGTAATCGTTATCTCTTCTTACATATACAGTATTGGTAGTCTTTACTTGAATTCTGTAAAGAGCATTATCGTGGTCAAGAATAAGGTCTGCTCTGTGCCCCGGTGGGGTTGGAATTACAGAGTCGCAATATCTCAGCAAGTATGATGCTGCTAAATATTCTCCTGCTAATGATATTCTAGCAGAGGACTCAGACATTTTATTTTATTTTTCTCGACTTACGCCTTTTGTTTTTTCGTATGATCTAGCACCCGCTAGCCCAAGCATTCCCATTACTATAGTGGACAGTTGCGAGAAGTCAAACTCTGGCAAGTCTACAGTGTTACCAGATAAAACTAAAATCCACTCTATAAGCGGTGCAAATATAAAGTGATAAGCTAAAGATACTCCACACACCCAGCCGATAAATGGCCGCCAGCCAGCAACAAATATAGATTTATGCGCTGCTTCTTGTTGGTTTACTTTTATTTGAGCAAGATTAGCATCTTGAATAGACATTAATAATTCGTGTTCTAGTTTTTGTTTAAGATCTTTATCAGCAACAAACTTATCTAAAATGTCGCTAACTGGACCAATTAACTTATCAATCATTTTAGTTTAATTGGCTTGTAAACAAAGTAAGTTGCAAGCAATCCTGAAGCTACAGCTGTTAATGCAGCTTCGCCAAATACACCAGCAAAGTGAGATGGATGAACCATCAAATCACCAACAAAACAAGCTGATGCAATCGTTACTCCGTGAAACCAT